GAATGTCCGACAAGACAAAAGTGCTGGAATCGTGTTACCACCGGGATTTAAGTTCGAGCTTGTTTCCACAGGTGGAAGCAGACAGATTGATACGAACGAGATCATAAAGCGTTATGATAGCCGCATAGCAATGACAACGCTTGCGGATTTTATTCTGTTGGGGCATGAACACACTGGATCATTTGCACTGTCCGATGATAAGACAGAGTTATTTGCTGTAGCGATTGGATCATACCTTGACATTATCTGTGAAGCGTTTAATAACCAAGCGATCCCAAGATTGATTGATCTAAACGGAGAACATTTCAAGGGGATCACAGACTACCCGAAGATGGTTCACGGAGATATTGAAAAGATCGACATGAACAAATTAGCACAGTACATCCAGACGATGGTTGGCACTGGTGTATTGATTCCAGACGACGAATTGGAAACATATGTTCGAGAAGCCGCCAATTTGCCACCAAAGGTAGCTAACGATGAAAGATTCATTGATCCTGACAGAGAAGATCAGCAGACAAACGATCTTGGATCACAGGGAAATAATGTACACCCGGAGAACAATCAGGACGTTGCCGAAGATGATGGAAAGGTACAGGAAGCCAAGAAACGATTAGGAAGGAGCTGATTATATGTTCCTATTCCGAAAGGTTAAGAAGCGTGGATCGATGAAGCCAAATGATGTGAAAGAAGCATTAGAGAGGTTTCTTAATAGCAGCAGTCCAGAATTAACACGCTTGCTGGTCAGGTATTGGAAGGATCAGCAGACGGTTTTTACATTTAAAGAGATCAGAGAAGCTATTCAGGCTGGTGTGATCTCCAAGAAATCTGTAGAAGAATGGCAACAGGATTATTCAAAACTGGTTCATGATAAGATTGCACCAGAGATGGTTAAAGCAATGAAAGCTGGTGCTAAAAATCAAAACCAGCACAAAGGAATAGACATTGGATATAAATTTGATGCAGATCATTGGGCGGTATCTGATTGGTTGGAAAATCACACAGCTGAGCTTGTAACGAATTGTACAAGAGTACAGAAAGATGCAATTCAGTCAATGATCGATATCGGAATAAGAAAACATATGGGAACAGATGAACTTGCAAGGTTTATCCGTCCTTGTATTGGTTTAACGAAGCCACAGACACAAGCGGCTATGAAATACTATGAGAATATCAAGGAAGAGCTTACTAAGAAACATCCTAGGACAAGTCCAGAGAAGATCGAGAAAATGGCGAGAGATAAGCAAATGAAGTATGCAGAGAAAAGGCTAAGAGAAAGAGCCGTCACGATCGCACAGACCGAAAGAGCGTTTGCATATGAGTATGGCAGATATCAGCATATAAAGAATCTTGTCGATCAAGGCATATTGCCACCACAGGATAAAAAATGGTCTGCCACGGACAGTGAGAATACATGCAGCACATGTAGAGAACTGAACGGAAAAGTTGTTGGAATGGACGAAGAATTTGCCCCAGGTAAGATACTTCCTCCGCTTCATCCGAGGTGTAAATGCTGTGTTATGTATGTCAATTCAAAATCTATAGCTGCAGCGTATGAAACAGAAGAAGATGAACTGCGAGAGTACAGCACAGAGGAAATAGAGACTCTTGCTAATAAAATGTCAGAGATTGCAGACAAACATCTTGATCTTGAAAGCTCATGGAGTGGAAAGGTCGTAGTTGATGATGATTCTGGTGTTTATGGTATCCAGTGGAACGGAGATATTATAACCAGACATGAAACAGCCCCACATATTTTGTTACATGAACAGTTACACGCTAGATCAGTTACAAAATATGATCGTAAAATGTATAAACAGTATGAGAACATGGAAGAGGGTTCGGTACAGTTTGCAGCACAGGAGATTAGCAAGAAAGAGAATATACAAATTCTTGAATCACAGTACGATCATATGACAGAAGCTTTAAGAAATATAAATAAAGTTGCTGGGTTATTTAAAAATGATTATGATTTTGCAATGAAGCTTATTTCTGTTCCGTTACCAGATAGGTATGACTGGCTGAATAATATGATCTATGATAAAATGATGTTATCAGGAAATATTGAAGATTATCAGAAGGTATCGCACTGGATGGAGGCTTTAGAAAATGGAAAAACATCTTGAATTAAAAGAAAGATTCGATCAGCTAATGAAACAAGATATGGATGTATCAGAACACGAACAAGAATGGTTTGAATTACTGGACGATATGCATGAATGGTTAAAGGATAAGACAATTCCGAGAAATATTCGTAGGCAGTTTGAACCTTTAGGGATGTTAGAAGTAACTATGAAAATCTGTGACGGAATCCATTACGCAAATGGAACTGGACGATATGCAAAGAAAGAAGAATGATGAAGTACAAAGCAATAGAGCAGACAGTTCAGGCAGTGCAGATCACACCCGATATTGAGATGATCGCCCCTGACTGGCTTGCTAAGAAAATGAATACCGAAGAAATTATGATAGATCGTGCACAGCGTGACGGAGCAATCTCCGTTATTGGATGTACGATCTATTTTAATGCACGGAGATATAAAGGCAGCAGACTTGTTGCAAGAATAGGAGACTACGTTGTAAAAGATTCAGTCGGTCGGTTGAATGTAGTTCGCAAGAAAGACTTTGATCGGCTGTATAAGAAGGAGGAAGCATGAGATATTTTAACGATTATATACGATTCCCAGCACAGACACAGGACAGTATACGAAAGTCCTTGAATCGAGTAGATATTACTAAGAAGGACGAAGAAAAGCAGTACGTCTTTGGATGGGCTAAGATTGCAGTCGATGAGAATGGAAATCAGTTGGTTGACCGCCAGAACGATTTAATTGACCCAGAAGAATTAGAACAGACAGCATACACCTATGTAGAGTTCTATCGTGAAGCCGGAGAGATGCACGAGCGAGGCGGTGCAGGCGTTTTAATCGAGAGTATTATATTCACTAAGGAAAAGATGAAAACTCTCGGTATAGAGGAAGGTACGTTGCCTGAAGGCTGGTGGGTTGGTTTCCACATCACAGACGATGAGGTCTGGGCAAAGATTAAGGACGGAACTTATACGATGTTCAGTATCGAGGGCAAAGCGAAACGTATTGAAGTTGAGGAGGACGAATAATGGAATTTAGAGATGCATTCAAAATTATGAAATCCGGAGGAAAAGTGAAGCTACCATCATGGGGCGGATATTGGTTCTGGGATGCAGAAAAGCAATCAATTATGATGCAGTGTAGACCAAAAGATACTGACAAAGGACAGGGAGATTTACTTGATATTAGAGAGACGCAGAGGGTTGAATATACACTTTCTAACATTTTGTCTGATGAATGGCTAATCGCAGATGAAACAAATTGTCCAGTTTTAGGCGGAGAAGCTACATTTGGATTCGGAGATGCGATTAAGTACATGAAACGTGGACTTAAAGTCAAAAGAAAAGGATGGAACGGAAAGAACCAGTATATTCAGCTTGCAACATGTATTTCGTACACAGCAGCAGACGGAACAATTGTTAATTGTGATCACAATGACATTGGAAATAAAGCAATTGCGTTTATCGGCACGTCTGGTGTACAGATGGGATGGTTAGCGAGCCAAGCTGATATGTTAGCGGATGACTGGATGTTTGCAGATTAGGAGATGATCGCATTCTTAAGATTAAGAAATCACACCGACAGGATGAATGGATCGTATACAACCCTAATTGCTTTGAATTGCACCATACGCACTGTAGGAATAAAAGAGTTGCGATCGCAATTAAGAAGAATGTAGAACGTAGAAGAGTTCCAACATCCAGAAATCTAAGGACCTTGGAAAGCCACATAAGACTGACTGGGAATAAGAACTATAAAAGAAAGATTCAGAAGATCATTGAGGAAGTGAAATCTGAAATGAAAAACTGAAATTTATTCTTAAATTAGTTAAAAATTAAGTTAAATCTAAAATTCAGTTCAAGAAATAGTTAAATAGTTCAACTTAAAAACGATAGATCAATAAAATAGTTCAATTAATAGATCAACTAAGGACCATTTTGCAAAAAATGCAAATTGGTCTATTTTTGTGTTTAAAATTGCAATAAAGTGTCGTTAGAAAGGAGGAAACATGAAAACAAAAGGAAAGACAAAGCTGGAAAATCTGGAAGTAAAAAAGATCGATGCAGTAGATATCGGAGCAGATCAGAAAGCAAATATCCTGATTAAAAAGAGAGGAGGTACAGGAGAGCCGAAGGGAAACTTTTTCAAGAGATTCTTTAATGCGTTTTGTGACAGCTTAGGAGTAAATTCAGAAGATGTCAGAAAGTCCATGGAAGATGAAGCAACATCCTTTGATGATGTAATGAACGAAAAAAAGATCTATGACGTAAGGGATCAGATCTGGAATGCTTGTAACTCTCTGGAGCAGTCGATCGTGTCAATCTTACTCGATAAAGAGTGTGAGGATAAACAGGCAGCAATCGCACAGAGCATTGATCAGTTTAAGGCATTTTCGGATGATGCATCCAAGTCTTGGATCAAATTAGAACGTGCAGCAACAGACAAAGAAGATACTGTTGTTGCGGATGATTTTGAGATCGCAAAAATGCAAGAGGTAATTGAGAAATCTTGCGATCCTGAAACTATTAACAAAGAAAAAAAAGAAAAGGAGAATGAAATGGCATTTGATATTTCAAATATGACAGAGGAAGAAAAGAAAGAAGCATTAAAAGCATTACAGGATGATGCAAATGCAAAAAAAGAGGATACTGCAAAAAGAGCTGATATTGATGGACAGGTTCAGGAAGCAGTGAATAAAGCAATGGAAGGTGTTACAAAGAACTTCACTTCTATGATGAAGAAGATCATGGAACCAATCCAGAAGAGAGCAGAAGAAGCAGAACAGAAGTCCTTAGAAGAAGTTGCTAAGAAGTATGAACTCTTAGGAACAAAAGCAGAGGACTTAGTGCCAGTTCTGAAATCCATGAAAGCAACATCCGATGAAGCGTATAACAACTTCATTGCATCAATGGATAACAATCTTGCAGTAATTCAGAAATCAGGTCTGTTTGAGGAAATCGGTAAGTCTGGTGGAGCACACACAGGAAACAACGATACAGAAGGTGCTGCAAAGATGAATGCAAAGGTAGCAGAGATCAAGAAATCTATGCCGAACTTAACGGATGCACAGGCACAGGATATCGTCATGCAGAATGATCCTGAATTAAGAGCAATGTTCGACAAATAAGAAAGGAGGTACAGAGAAGATGGCAAACAGAACATATGAATACAATCCGATCAATGCTAGCCCAGTGATCGTTGCTACAGCTGGAGAAAATCTTAAAACAGCTGCAGCAGTCTTATTAACAAAAGATGGAGCAAAACTTCCTGAAGCTGGAAAGAAAGCAACAGGAATTGTGATCCTTGAAAATGAGACAGTAGCCAAAGGCGATGATATTACTGTTCAGATCAGAAATCAGGGCATGTGGACCGCTGGTGCAGCGTTTGATTCTGGAGATTTCCTTGCTGTAGATGCAGAGGGATTTTGTCAGAAGGCAACCACAGGGCAGTACATTTTAGCTATGGCACTTGCACCGGCAACAGCAAAAGGAGATACCGTAAGAGTTGCGATTATCCATGCTGGATATGAAGCGTAAATAAAGGAGGAATAGAATAAATGAGCACAGGGCATAATAACGCAGCAGCAATCGCAGTTGATATTGCGAAGGGATGGAAACCTAACTATTACTTAACAAATATGGCAATGTCATATTTTCAGGCACCTGGAATGAACGTTGCACCAAGTATCTTTCCGATTCTTCCAGTGCAGGCAAGTACAGGAAATTACTATATTTTCAACAAGGAAGAGATTGCAAAAGATCAGGTAAGAAGAAAGCCTAAGTTCGGCAAAGTAGAACCAGCTGTATTCTCTCATTCAGACGGTACTTACAAATGCGAGGTAGATCAGGTTATCGTTGGAGTAGATAATATCACATCTCTTGATTACCAGAGAACAGGAGCACCAGCGACGATTGATCCAAGACGTGCAAAGGTAAGACAGATTTCAGAGCAGATGAATTTGCATCTTGATATGATCTTTGCAAACAAGTTTTTCAATGTTGATGCCTGGGGAAATGTTAAGACAGGAGAAACAACAGCTTCAACATCTAAGCAGTTCGTACGTTTTGATGATGCTAACGCTGATATCGTAGGTGCGTTTGACGATATGAAACAGGAAATGCTTTTAAACGGACGTAGATTACCAAACAAATTATGCTTAGGATATAAGACATTTAAAGCGATCAAGAATCATCCACAGTTCTTAGATCGAGTTGTTGGTTCAGGATCAACACCAAACCCAGCACTTGTAGACGAACAGGTAATTGCAGCGATCCTTGGATTTGAAGAGGTTAAAGTATTATATTCAACATATAATGCAGCAGAGATCGGTCAGAAAGCCGATATGAAGTTTGTTTTTGACGACAGCAGTGCATTAATGACTTATGCACCAAAAGAGGTATCTCTGGAAGAACCATCTGCCGGTTATATCTATACATGGGATATGTTAGGCAACGGACAGTGGATGGCTACATCACAGTATGACGGAGAAGGTGGAACACATACAGAGTTCATCGAAGGACTTATGGCAACTGATATGAAGAAAACTTCCGATGATCTCGCAACATTCTTAACAGGATGTGTAGCTGAGTAGGAGGTGCCTAGTATGAATTATGTTGCATTAAAGCCAGTTAATTTTGGCGGCAGGCAGTATAAGGCCGGAGAGAATATTCCAGAGGGTGTCGTAGATGAACGACGCTCTCTCTTTTTAAAGAAGTCTGGACACATTGCAGAAGTAGCGAGCGTAAATGGAGCGTATGCAGAGGATTTGAATGTTAACCCTAACACTTTATCAATTCCTTTATTACAATCTAAGCACGAGCTTGCAGTGAACGCACAGCAGTTATTACAGTTCTTTGCCACAATTCAGAAAACAATGGAAGAGGCAAAAATTGAGATTGCGACCATGACAGAGGAAGATGCACCGGTTTTACAGCTGTTACATGAGATTGATTCGAGAAAAGGAATCAAGGCAGCAGTTGAAACAAGACTTGCTGATCTTTCCACTGATACTGATATTAATCAGGAATCAGAAGCAGTAGAAGAAACCGAAGAACCAGCAGAACAGCCGGAAGGTGGCGAGGAGAATGACGTATAACTATTTTCCAGATGAGATCAATACAAATGATGTTATGAAGATGCGGTTCGAATTGGCGGATACTGATGTATCAAAGGATGAAATGTCAGCTGCACTTTCCGATGAAGAGATCACAGCTGTATTAGAGCAGTATCCAGACAATTTTAAGATGGCAAAACTGAAATTGCTAGAACATATGATGTTCAAATACGGACAGGACGTAGACAACAGTGTTGGTCCTGTCTCTTTTAATTTTGGTAATCGAATGAATTTCTGGAAACAGCTTTATGATGATCTGAAAAAAGAAATTGCATCTTCCAGTGTTGGAATCAAGCCGTATGAGAATGAAAAACGAGAGTATTTTTACGTTGGTATGATGAATCATCCTGGAGGTGGACGCTTTTGAAAATGACATCAATCGGTAGACCATATCAATATATGCAGTCTTTCCGTGTTTACTGGCAAGATACAGAAGTCATGGACGATGGCATGGTTGTAAAGGGTAATGAAAAAGAAGCCCCTGATGCGATCATAGACGGTATACTAGCCGAAGCAGATATGAAGACAATGGAAATCTGGAAACAAAACCAGACTCCGATCAGTCATACGATTGTGTCTTACCATCCAGTGGTTAAGCTAAGTAAGAACGATGTGTTACTGCTTGGCGATGATCCGTGTCATGATCGTAAGTTTATCGTGAAGGGTACAAAAGATCCAGCTGGAACAGGGCAGTTTTCCATCTATTATGTATTAGAAAGAAGTGATACAGATGGGCGTAGAAGCTGAATTTCAAGCATGTGCAAAGAATCTTGATGAAAGTATCAAAAGAGAGATGATGCGAAAGGGTGCAATGGCAACAAACACCCTTAGAAATATTGAGATCGAAGTATTGTCGAAAGGCGGTTCTGGAAAGAAATACAAACGGCTTCCGAATAGATCATCCGCACCGGGAGAAACACCAGCACCACAGTCTGGTAATTTACGTCAAGATTGGAACGATGAAACCTTGATTGAAGGGAACAGAGTTACAAGTCGCTTGAAAAGTAATGTTAAATATGCTGGATGGCTGGAGGATGGCACAAAAAAGATGGCTAAACGACCATTTATTGATCCAATTAAGAAGAAAGCAGAGCCGGAGATTGTAAAGATCTTCGGCTCAGATTTTGAGGTAACTCTATGAAAGAAATAATTTACAAGTATTTAAAAAGCCTGAATATTAACGGATTGGCTGCGTTCAAAAATGGACCAGCAATCTTTTTAGATCAGGCACCCGATGATTCCGATTCAAGGTGGAACGGCTCACAATATGGACGTATCATTTATGGATTGAATCTGAAAGATGATTCAGAACGTAAGGTTTCTGGAACAATGGAGATCGCAGTTGCATATCTGTTTGACAATAAAGGTTATTCAAACTTGCTTGAAGCGAAAAACATCTTAAAAAAAGCATTTGAGGGCGTTTTTTTAACTGATGCAGATACAACCATTTCTCTTGTGTGGAGAAAAACTGAATCTTTTCAGGAAGCACTTGAGGGACAAACGGATGTAGAGGTATGCGGATCAATACTGACATTTGATGCATACGCATTTCCAAAACATTCGTATCTTCCTTTGGATGCTGTAAGTTCTTTGGCGAAACACATTGATGAGAACTGGAATGTGACAGTAATCAACAACACGGAGCTTGACGAAATCTGGAAGCCGGATGATGAAGAGGTTGTCGTTTATACGAGGCTGGATTCTATGCAGCCCGGAACGTTCCCATCGACATATGCTTGTACGTGGTTTACAAATAACATCAAAGTTCATGTGATCTCTGGATCAGATGTGAACGCAGATCAGTTTGTTATGAACTTACTTCAAAACTTACAGGAAAAAGAAAGGTTCGCCATGAATGACGGATCGCCGTTCTTTGTAAATCAATTAGCGTACAGCACGAAGCTTGATCCTTTAAGAGATGGACAGGTAACAGTAAGAGGTCAGTACGGAAAGCTTAGAGAAATGGACGAAGAATCAGAAGAAATAAAAGGAATTACAATAAATTAGGAGGTAGCAATGGCAGAAAAGAAAGAAGCAATGCCAGAAGTTGCTTACACTGTGGACGAGTATGCAGAAAATCCACAGGTATTAGGAGTATCAGAAGATATTATCCGAACAGCATTTGCGAAAGCTGGCATTAGAGAAGCAGCACAGAGTACAGCAAAGAAACTTGTAGATACATTTAGAAAGAAGGAGGTGTAGAGACTTGTCTGGGTTATTTTTAAAAGGCGAGAAGAAAGAAAGAGCTGGTGTCTATCGCAGACATGAGCAGATCACGAACAATGGTGTAGCATCTGCAATGAATGGAGTGTTCTGTATTCCAGTTCATGCAGACTTTGGACCGGTTGGAGAGATTCAGAAGATCACTTCTAAGACCGATATTTTTTCTCTTTATATGGAGAGCGGAACAATTGATGCAGCAGCAGCCTTGTTTAGTGCTGGAGCAAACACTGTATATTTATACCGCCTTGGAACTGGTGGAAAAGAGGGAAGCGTATCTTTACAGACAACGACTTCCACAAATGCAGTCACATTAAAGACAAAATATCCTACAGCCTTAAAGTTCTCTGTAACTTTAAAACAGAAGTTAGGAGATGCAACAACAAAAGAACTTTCTGTATATAATGGGGCAACACTGGTTGAGAAAGTAAGCTTTGTTGCTGGAACTGGTGTGAATGAGGCCGCAAACCTTGTGGAAGCAATGAAAGACAGTAAGTATTTATCCGCAGAACTTGTTTCCGGAGCAACTGGAATCATGCAGACAGTTACACAGCAGGCGTTAATTGATGGAACAGCCCCAAGCGTTACAACCGAAGATTACAGCAATGCTTTTAATGCTTTTGAGGCATACGCATGGAATGTCATGATTCTTGATACTGTCGAAGAAGATGTTAAGACATTGGCGAAAACGTATATGGATCGTATTCATTCAAACGGAGCATTAGGTATCTGTGTACTTGGAGAAACAGCTGGAAAATCCCTTGCAACAAGAATGGCGAATGCTAAGTCTTATAATGCACCATATTTCATTTACTGTGGCAGTGGTTATTATAATACCGCCGGAGACAGAGTAGAGGGATATCTTGCGGCGGCAGTACAGGGTGGTGTGATTGGTTGTAAGGATTCCAGTACGTCAATCGTTCATACGGAGATTCCTGATGCGGAATCATGCATTGAACAGCTGACAAACGAGCAGTATGTCAATGCGATTAAATCAGGATTGCTTCTGTTATCCGAAGGACAGGAAGGACAGGTCTGGTTTGATTCTGGAGTTAATACATACACAGTGTTAAATGAGGACGACGACGAGGGCTGGAAGAAGATTAAACGTACAGCGGTTCGTTATGAAGCCTTTGATCGTATTAACCGCACGTTAGAACCACTGATCGGAAAGATCAGTAATACATCTGATGGCGTTGATAACGTGATTCAGGAAGCTAAAAAAGTACTGGCTGAGATGAACAGAGAAGGAAAGATCTTAGATACCTACGAATTTTATGAGGATACAGAAAATCCACATGCAGCGGATTATGCATACTTTATTATCCGCATTGATGACGTTGACAGTATGGAAAAGATCTACTTAACATATCAGTTCCAGTATATTTCACAGTAGGAGGTGTTATAGATGAGTGGAAAAGGTTTTGATACTAGAAAACTGATGACAGGAAAAGACGGAAAGCTCTATATCACAGTGGATGGCGTTTCTATCTGGTTTGCTTCTGTAGAAGAGTTTTCTATTGGGATGAATGTTTTTAATGTAGATTTCCATCCGGCTGGAGATGTACAGACATATGGAGTTCCGGATAGTGTTAAATTTACAGCATCATTCACGGAAGCTGTGGTAAGAGATGATCTTACAATTGTTCCAATTTTGAATGCGATTAAAAGCGGAAAATTCCCTATTTTTTCTCTCCAAGGTGGTGCAACAGAACCACTGGCAGGTGGGGAAAGCAAATTCTTGCTGGATGAATGCATTCTTGATGGAGATACAAATATCCTTGATGTTAAACCAGGCGAAGTTATTAAGAGACAGATGCAGTTTATTGTAAATAGTGTACCAGACTGCATTAAATCATTAGCAGCATAAAGAAAGGAAAAAATTAAATGGCAGAGAAGAAAGAAACAAAAATCGAAGTAACAGAAGAAAATGAAATGGATCTTATCACTGGTTTGTTAAAAGCAGCAGAGTATAAGACAGAGGTAAGTCAGACATTAAATATTCAGAGAAACGGACAGAAATTATTTAAGTTCGATGTTCGTCCATTATCCTTTGACGAGATCACAGATTGCAGAAAGAGAGCAACAACTTATATGCCAAATCCGGCTGGTGCTACACTTCCATTGATTGAGAAAAGTGTAAGCAACGCAGACTACATGGCATGGCAGATTTACACTGCAACAGTTCCAGATAGTGACGGAACAAAATTCTGGGATAATCCAGCGTTGAAAGAAGGACTTAATAAAGCCGGACATATGGTTATGATACAGTCTGAAATCATTAAGGAAATCCTTACAGCCGGAGAACTTGAAGCTGTCAGTGGACAGATCGAAGAATTGTCTGGTAGTGGTGCAAACGTTGTAGACTATGCAAAAAACTAATTAAATCCAGTCCGTTAGCTTCTCTGCTCGCAGAAAATTATTTACAGACTGGAATGTTACCATCAAAAGCCCTTGATCTCCCAGAAGGAGAGAGGGCTTTTATCTTTGCAACACTTTTAATAGCTATGGAGGGAGGCGATGCATAGGTGGCAGACAAAGAAATAGTAATTGACGTTGTATCGAAGTATACAGATCATGCATCGCAAGGACTGAATCAGACAGGGAAAGATGCTGAAAAGGTTGGGAAAGAGCTTGACGATCTGGGAAAGAAAAAGCCAAGGATTCATGTAGATGCGGATGATAAAGCAAAGCCAAAGCTTGATAAAACACGAAAAGAAAGTGAAAATCTAGGCAAGAAACGACCAAAGATTCATGTTGATGCAGACGACAAGGCAAAGCCAAAACTAGACAGAACACGCAAAGAGAGTGAAAAACTAGGTAAGGAACGACCGAAAATTCAAGTTGATGCGGACGATAAGGCAACTCCAAAAATTAAGAGGATCACATCGTCCGGGTTGAAGTTTGGCAGAATGTCTTTTACCGCAGCGGTTAAGATTAAAGACTTTGCAACGACCAAGTTAAGTGATCTTAAAGCAAAAGTATTTAATGTCAAAAATGCCGTTGCTGGAGCATTTGCAGCGGTAGGGATTGGACAAACAATCAAAACCTCTATTGATCTGGAAGTGCAGCAGCAGAACTTGGAATCATCGTTCGAGGTATTACTTGGAAGTAAGAGGAAAGCCCAGAAGCGAATAGATGATCTGACAACGTTTGCTGGTAGTACCCCATTTACGAGGGATGAAATTTATAAAGCATCTCGTACCTTACAGGTATTTACTGGAAATGCATTATCAACTGGAAAAGGCTTAAAGATGGTTGGAGACGTTGCAGCTGGTACGAACAATGAGTTCTCGGATGTAGCTTTATGGGTTGGTCGTATGTACGATGGAATGAAGAACCACCAGACAATCGGAGAAGCTACCGCAGCGTTACAGGAAATGGGTGCTATTTCAGGACAGGACAGAACAAAACTGGAAGCACTTGCAGCGTCAAACAAGAAAATCAGCCAGACATGGCCGCAAGCAATGAAAGCCTTTCAGAAGTATGACGGACTGATGGAAAAGCAGAGCGATAACCTTGGAAACCTGATGCTGGGTGTTAAGTCATTTGTTACAAATAACGTATTTAAGAAACTTGGTAAAGGTTTGGGAGATGGTATTTCTCCCGGACTTCGTAAATTCCGTCAATGGAGATCAGAGAACAAAGAACTGATTGCACAAATGGGATCAGGAATCGAAAAGTTTTCAGCACAAATTTCTGGAAAAGCCGTTGATGCAGTGTCAAATCTGGCAGAAAAGGCGAATAAAGTCTTTCAGAGTGATAAGTTTAAAAATGCCTCAATCAGTGGAAAGATTAACATTGCATGGCAAGAGATGATCGGCGACCCATTTTCGCAATGGTGGGAATCAAGCGGAAAGCCAGCGATTGTTAAAAAGGTATCTGGTATAGGCAAGGATATCGTTAAAGCCGGAGGCAACTGGTTTAAAGAATCGCTTAAGGATTTATTGCCCGGTGGAGATAAAGCCGGAATTGAGGACTATATTGCTGGTGGGCTGGCAATTAAACTTGGTTCTAATTTGTTTAAAGGTGGGAAATGGTTAACAGACCTAGTTACCGGAGGAACTGGCAGTGGTTCGGGGAATCCGTTAGGAGAATCTGTTGGTCTTATGAATGTATCCGCCTCTGTTGTAAATGTTAACGGAGGAATTGGAAACGGAAGTCCTACGATACCGGGTACATCTGGTGGTGGAGGAAATACCACACAGACAACAAATCCTACAACACAGTCTGGACCAACAAGGGCACCGGGTGGCTTATTTGGTTTAGGCGGTTCAGGTGTCACACTGAAAAATGGAGAGACTGTTGCGGCGACTGGATGGAAAGCATTTCTTGGAAATGTCGGTGTAAAACTTGGATCAGGTGCAACGACAGCTGGTGGTGCAGCTACAGTTGGTGGTGCTTCATTGCTAGGTGGAGTTTTAGGACTTGCCGGAATAGGAAGTGCAGCCGGTAATATTTACAATGCAGTAACTTCCAAAGATTCAGCTACGAAGAAGAAGGAAGCCTATAGAGGTGGTACGAAACTCGGAATGGTTGGAGGTGGAGCTGCAACAGGAGCAGCCATTGGAGCAGCTTTTGGCGGTGTTGGGGCAGTTCCGGGAGCATTGATTGGAGCTGGTGTCGGTGGACTTGGGGCAATCTTTAAAGGAAATAAGTTCGGCGATTCCCTTAGAAAATTTGTATCTGGAAGAAAAGAAGCCTTAAAGAACAGTAATTCTATGACAGCTAAGAATCAGGAATACTGGAAATACAGTAAAGAGAGTATTAGCAGTGTCAATCCAAAAGAGGCGAAGTATAAAGAGCTGGCAAGTTCCGTACAGAAAGCCTATGAGGAGAACAAGAAGAATACAAAACAAACGAATGTCGGTTCAAAGACAACAAAGGTTTTTTCTGGTGCTACGAATGCGGCTGGTGGAAAGGTTAGCGGTTTAGGATCAATGTCAGCATCCACAGGTGGAATGCTTGGAACGATGGGTTCTATGTCACTTGCAGCTGGCGGTAATCTGCAAAGTGCTGGAAGTTCTGCATTATCACTTGCTGGAGCTTTGGCATCCGCAGCCTCAACGATTGCATCCGCAGCAAGTACAACCGCTGCACAAGCAAGTGCGATCAAAAGTATTACTAGCGGAAGTTATCTAAGTAATAGCGGTTCTTCAAAATCTGGTAAAAAGAAAACAAGCAAAAAGACATCATCCGCACCGAAATTACAGACAGCCTTACCGAAAAATGGGAAGTTCTTTCATAATGCGAAAGGTAGCTTGGTAAGAGGACATATCGTTTCAGAGCTTGGAGAAGATGGAAACGAAATGGTTATTCCACTTTCTAAACATCGAAGCCGAGCATTATCCTTGTGGAATCAGGCAGGGCAGATTTTAGGCGTTACAAAACATGCCAAGGGTGGAATTGTTGGCGGTTCAGCTAAGACAGGAGCAACGGCATCATCTGGAAGCAGTCAGACAGTCATTAATGTTGGCGGAATTACGATCAGCGTAAATGGCAGTGGAAGCATCGTAGATGATATTAAGAACGCCAAAGGAGAGATTGCTGATACAATCATGCAGGCGATTGCAGATGCCGTAGGATCAACAGCAAGTAACAGGACAGCGGAGGTTATGTGATGGACATATATATTACTGGTAAAAATGCAAAGGGAGCGAATCAAAAGATTCAGATTCCAGTCATTCCAGAGGAAATTGAAACGTCGTTAGATGGAAAATTTGCAGAGTATGATATTTATAGATTCGGGCAGATCAACGTACCGAATGGTAAAAACTTGTCAGAGCTTGGCTGGGATTGTTTTTTGCCCGGAGAATCAAGGAAAGGCATGAAATTTGTTCGTAAGTGGACTGATCCGGCAGTGTTGGATGCGTTGCTGAATTATTGGACTGTTCATGGGACAGTGGTAAATGTATGTATTACAGGAACAAAGATCAATAAAGACATGATGATCTCCCAGTACGTTTCCACGATTAAAAGTCTGAAAGATTATTATTATACAATCAGATTTATTGATTATGAGAAAATCAGCGTATCATCAAGTAAACGTAAGCGAAAGACAACCAAAGTGACGAAGAAAAAAGTAACTGTCAAAAAGGGACAGACATTGCGTAAGCTCGCAAAGAAATATCTTGGATCAAGTAAAAAGTACAAGCTGATTTATAATGCCAACAAGAAACTGATTGATGCAAGGAACAAAAAGGAACGCAAGAAACATCCGAAAAAGAAGATCAGCAAATATACGATCTATAAAGGACAAGTACTTGTGATCCCTGTTCCAAGCAGTAAATCAGTTTCAAATTCTAAGGTTACTGAATTAAAGAAAGCAATGAATAAAGACGGCTATTCTAAATTGAAGGTAGACAAGAAACTGACTTCCGCTATGAAAGCTGCCATGAAGAAGATTAAGATTCGGAGAGGCAGACGAGGACAGGTCGTTAAGTTTGTGCAGAAAATTGTTGGAACTAAACAAGATGGAATTTACGGCTCCAAGACAGCAGCGGCGGTCAAAAGATATCAGCGAAAGCATAAATTAACTGTTGACGGCGTTGTAAGTTATAAAACTTTATTAAAGATGATCGGAGGATAAAATCATGGCAAGTTTGGCAAATCCACAGTATAAAGCCGTGGTAAAGACATCTTCCGGCAAGGAATATGATCTTTTTAAGTCACGAGTTATTTTAGATTTGACGATCTCTGATGATCCCGATTCTTTGGCAAAAGAAGTCAGCCTGACAGTAATGAATGCCGTTCAAAATGGGGCTACACTGTCAACCTTGATACAGCCGTCAGACCGACTATATATTTCAGCTGATGTCGGCAGTGGGTATTTTGAAGTGTTTCGAGGCGTAATCTGGGAAAATGACAGAGTTACCGATACCGAGAGGAAAGTAACGTTCACAGCCTATGATTATCTCATTTATATGATGAAATCACAGGACTATTTTTATTACAAGTCAGGACTTAGTACAAAAGAGATCGTAAAGAAAATCTGTACCGCTTGGAAACTGAAATTGAGCTATAGTTATGGCTCGATTAAAAACAAAAGAATCAAGCCAGTGCAGAAGAATATCGGCGATATGATTATATACGTGCTTAACAAGGCAAAGAAAAGTATTTCAAGCCGTTATATTTTCACGATCGAAGGAACGACTGTGGTTATAAAGTATGCAAATAAAAATTCGACGATTTATAAGCTGATAGAAGGGAAGAACGTTATATCCATTGAACTGAAAATAACGATGGAGGATATCGTTACCAAAATAAAAATCTATGGAGAGTCGAAGAAAAATTCAATCCCTCGGCTTGCAACAGTATCTAAGAATACATCGAAGTTTGGTACGATTCAAGATATCATGGACAAGGATAAGAAAGAAAAGCTGTCAAAGATCAAAAAACAGGCACAAAATAAGCTTAAAAGCAGTGCAAAAGTCAAACGTGAGTACACAATTACAGCGATCAGCAACCCTAAAATCAAACGAGGGGATACAGTCTATATTGAATGCGGTACAGCTGGAATCAAAGGAAATAAAACAGTAAAAAGTATATCGCATGACTGTGTTGCCGGAACGATGGATGTTGTCTTTTATTAAGGAGATCGTTATTTATGAAACAAGATGGAAGAAAAAATTTTATTCGAATGATCGAACAGATTTCGAGAGGAAATAACAGCGAAGCAGTAAATATTATTGCAGAACTTGGAACGATGAAAGCTGGTGGCGTTCTTCCCGATTCTTACCCAGAAGGATCAGAACCAGACGATGATTACTTAGTATTATCTGGGATAGAGACAGCAACAGGCGACAGGGTTTTATTGATCTGGACAGATGCAGAGGAACTTATTGTAGTTGGAAAGGTAGAAGGAGGTGGAGACGATGCCGGATAATCTTTTTCCAGAGGAATACGACAATGACGAGGAATATTTAGACGATGAAGATAACGAAGGAACCGAGGAAGAAAATACAGAGGACGACGAAGATGCAGGTTATAAGCCGAGCATCTTTTTTGATTTTGACACAGGCGACTTTGTTACACTTCACGACGGAAAATTAAAAGAGGCATCCGGGTTCGAAGCGTGGATGCAATGGTGTCAGAAAACAATTATGACACAACGATATGCACATGAAGGCTATTCCACCGACATAGGGATTGATTATGAAAGTGCCTTACAAGCGGATAGTCGGGAAGAGGCAGAAAGTATCTTGCAAAGAGAGATAGAAGAGGCACTGATGGCTGATCCGTCAGAGAGAACATTGTACGTTGGAAACATTTCGTTTCAATGGGAAGCAGATCATTGTCTTGTAACAGTACAGGTACAGGGAATCGACGGAGACACAGAAATAACAGCAAGTTTTAAAAGTGAGGTGGGCTAAAAATGGCATTGGAAGCAGAAGAAATGGAACTTCCAGATTTTCTTGAAAATTCAAGCGAAGATGAAATTCATGAGAAAATGCTGGGGAATCTTCCAGATGATATTGATAAATCAGAGGGCGGTTTTCCGTGGGATTTTACACGTCCGACAGCAATAGAACTTTCGGAACTTAAAGAATATGTTCTTGTAGAAGTTTTAAAGTGCCTTTTTCCGGCTACCTGTGAAGAATCATATTTATTAGATTATCACGCAGACGAGCGAGGAGGAATGGTGCGAAGGGAAGCAGTTAACGCTTCGGGGTATGTAACAATTACAGCAAAAGCAGGACTTGTAATCCCCCTTGGCTATGGATTCTCAACCGAGGCTGATGATGAAGGAAATACCATCGAGTTTGTAACGATTGAAGAAGCTACAGTTGATACTCTTGGAAATGCAAAAATACCAATTGAAGCAGTCGAAGGGGGAGCTGATAGCAATGTTGGAGCAAACACAATTGTATTACACACCGGGGACGAAAATGGAGAACTTCTCGATGAGATTATATCTGTAACAAATGATGAGCCGATCACTGGTGGTTTGGATGAAGAGGACGATGATACTTTGAGAGAGAGAATCGTTGCATACGATCAAAGTCAGGACGTTTCCTTTATAGGAAATGTAGCCGATTACAAACGATGGGCATTGTCGGTCGCTGGTGTAGGTGCTGCAACTGTTATATCGGCAAAGGATACATCTGGGACAGTTAAGATCATCCTGTTAGATCAGAATGGACAGCCGGCATCAAAGCAGATTCAGAATGCCGTTTATGATTATATTATGAGTCCAGACGATGGAGAAGCACGTTTAGCACCGACGAATGCCGTTTTAGAAATAACGACACCTGATACAGTTACGATTAATGTATCGGCGATTGTATATCTGAAAGAAGGAACGATTCGAGAGGTACAAGACAGTTTCAAGACAGCATTGCAGGCATACTTGCTGAATGTATCTTCAAATGCAACTGATAATGTTGCCAGAATATCAGCGATCAACTCACTGCTTAGTTCCATATCAGCTGTTTATGATTATGAGGACGTGCAGATAAACGATGCGGTCAAAAACGTTGAGTTTGAATCTGGACAAATGCCTGTCCTTGGAACTGTAACATTAACGGAGGGCTGATCTTATGTGGTACAAAACAGAACTTATGGAACAAATCTTAACCAGTGAGAGTGCGAAGAGAATGATTGATTATGTATCTCCTATTTACGGAGAATCAAGAATCGGTCTTTGGTTGTTTCAGGTCATTGGCTTGGAATTAGACGATGTACAAGAGATATGCGAAGACATTTACGATCAAATGTTTATAAGTCGTGCCACATGGTCGTTGCCGTACTGGGAAAAGGCGTATGGAATAACACCTCTCTCAGATCAGACAATTGAGCAAAGACGGCAGCAGATAAAGCAAAGACGAGAGAAAAAGGCTTTGAATCCAGCACGTTTTGAAAAGATTTTATCATCTTTGAGCGGTGTTGAAGCAAAGATCGTAGAAAATACTGGAAAGAATACATTTCAAGTAATTTTTTACGGAACAGTCAATAACTATGATGAAGTATTAAGAAGAATCGAGCAATTAAAACCGGCACATCTTATATGTGATGTTCACGTTTCAGAGGTCAGTGAATCAGAAACGAATATTAATTATGTGATCGTGTCAAGTTCATGCGAGTATTCTTCAGTAATTATTAGCGAGGTATAAGTATGTGGGATAATACGATAATTACAGACAAAGGAATTGAGCTTTTAAAAAATGCTCTGAATGGCGAAGAGATTAACATAACCTTTATAAAAGCTGGGGCTGGAAAAGTAGACGTAAATGCATTAAAAAGTCAGACAGATGTTTCAGAGATAAAACAAATTGGAACAATCCAAGACATAACAACCGCTTCGGATGGAACGATTAAGATTGGAGTGTTGTTTTCTAATATTGGCTTAAAAGCTGGGTATCTTATGACACAGCTGGGTATTTATGCAACGGATTCGTATGGAGAAACGATACTATTTGCAATTTCGCAAAATTCAACAGGTAAGGAAGTTCCATCGGAAGCATCTATGCCGGCATGGTCGCTGGTACATGACTTTTACATCAAGTTAAGTAATGATGTAAGCATAACAACGACAATTGATCCAGAGGGATACGTTACTTTTGGAACTCTACAGGATGAGTTGGAAAAGCAGCAACCTAAAGATACAGGCTGGATAACTGTTAGTAACTTTAAGAATGGATGTACTCATTATGGAGATAATAGCTTAGTTAGAGTACGTCAGTATGGAAAAATGGTATATATCGTAGGATCAGTTAAAAATAAAAATAAATTAGGTACAGCACAAACTAGTAGTGGGATTCCTGACATAGCAATGTTTCAACTTCCAGATGAGATAATAATACCTAGAGAAAATGTTCGTTTTCTTCAACAAGGAAGTGGAGCTAATAGATTTTCGTTGGTTATTGATACGGATAGAGTCGTTTCAATAGGACGATATGGAACTACAGCTTGTATTGATGTTCCAGAAAATTCTTGGCTGAATGTAGCATGTTCTTATTTTGCATATTAGGAGTATAGCCTATGATGAAAATAAGAGCCCCATGCAATTAAAAGAGAAAAAGCAAAATTGTAAAATAACACAAAGCCTATAATGAAAGGGGAAAAATTATGGCAGTAAAAACAGTACAAACAGTCATTAACGGACAGACATATACACTTACACTTAACAGCTCAACAGGGAAATACGAGGCTACAATTACAGCTCCGTCAAAATCCAGTTATAACCAGAGCGGACATTACTATCCAGTAAAAGTAACAGCAACGGATGAGGCAGGAAACTCAACCTCAAAAGATGCAACTGATTCTACCTTAGGATCATCACTTAGATTAACTGTCAAAGAGAAAGTAGCACCAGTTATTGCAATCGTAAGCCCAACATCTGGATCATTCTCTACAAACAGCAAACCTACGATCACATGGAAAGTTACCGATGCGGATTCTGGGGTTAACCCAAGCACAATCGGAATTACGCTTGATAGCGGTACTAAGGTAACAGGGGATGCGATCACTAAGACAGCGATCACAGGTGGATATCAGTGTACATATACACCGACTACAGCGTTATCCGATGGAAGTCATACAATCAAACTGGATGCATCCGATTATGATGGAAACGCTGCAGCTACAAGCTCAACTACATTCAAAGTGGATACAGTACCACCAACACTGACTCTTTCAAGTCCAGCAGACAAGCTTATTACAAACAAATCTGCTTGTACAGTCAAAGGTACTACAAACGATGTTACATCTAGCCCGGTTAAGGTTACAATCAAACTTAATTCTGGAACAGCGGAAGCCGTTACTGTTGCATCCAATGGAACATTCAGCAAAGACCTTACACTTGCAAATGGAACAAACACAATCACAGTTGTTGCTACCGACAGTGCTGGTAAGTCTACAACTGTTACAAGAACAGTTACACTTGACACAGCAGCACCAGTTATCAAGTCTGTAACATTAACTCCAAACCCTGTTGATGCAGGCAAGACATTTGTAATCAGCGTAGAAGTAACAGACTAAAGGAGCAATCTATGGTTGTTCGGTTAGAGGGAGAGATTAACGGAGAATCCGTTGTTTTATACAGAAATAAGGATTCTCCGGCTTCTCCGGAGATATGGGATGCAGTTATACCAGCGACATTAAACGGCAAGTATGTAATAGGACTTACCGCATATGATGAAGCTGGTAATATTGGATATTATGCGACTTATATTATCACTGTGGATTTAGCCTCTATGCGAGTGACATTAGAGCCGTTAGATATCTATGCAACTTTGAATAATAATTAGAAGAAAATATAGGAGGCTGGTATGCAAAGTAAGAAAAAAGTCATAATTAATACCGGGGAAACGAGAAGTATTAGAATTTCAATTCATTCGATCAAGGATCAAAATTTCGTAATTGAAGAAGCTACATTTTCATTGTTGCGAATGAAAGATAAGTTCGAAGAAAGCAACGGAAATTGTAAGATTTACGAGCATGAAATCGAAGCTATCATTTCCCCAAAACAACGAGGTACATACATACTGGATATTAAATACGTGATATTAGACGAAGTGCTGATAGAGCCTATAGAATTGAAGGTGGTGTGATGGCTGAAATTATTGAGATTAAGTCTGTAAATATGTCTCCGAATCCGGTAGAAGTTGGAGGAAAAGTTAAAATCAGTGTAGGACTTGAAGTGAATGAAAGCGATGCTAGTTGCTTCTATTGCATATTTTCTTCTGAATTAGAAACAAGTCAAGCGACAATGACAGCAACGATAAGTTGAGGAAGGAGACATAGTTGGATGATGAATACTTAAGAAGGCACGAGCATCAAGAATTTGCCAAAGGTATAGATCGTGAGCAAGTTCGGCAGAACAAAAGAATTGCAGACCTTGAAGCAACAGTAAGACAGATCAATGATCTCACATTGTCTGTACAAAAGCTTGCGATCAATATGGAACATATGCTCGTTAACCAGACGGAGCAGAATAAACGGCTTGAAGAGTTAGAAAACCGAGACGGCGAGAAATGGCGAAGCATTTCTATGTATGTCCTGACCGCAGTTGTTGGAGCCGTGATCGGCTTTGTACTCAAACAAGCTGGACTATGAGAAGGAGAATGACGATATGAGAGAATTATTCGAACAGAATAGAGTTTTATTTCTGGCAGTAATCACAGTGTTGATTATTGCCTTTTTAATTAAGAAACTGATTGACTATATCACAAGGAAAGGTCTTGAAGGGATCAGACTGGACGTTTACAAGCTTTTTGTAGAAGCAGAGAAAACATTCCGAGCATCCAAGCAAGGGCAGCAGAAATTTGATTATGTAATTCATTTGGCGAGAGGACTGTTGCCGAAACCGATTCAGATGTTTGTTAGCGATAAAATGTTAAAAGAGATCGTGCAGCTGTGGTTTGATGGAGTTAAGGACCTTTTAGACGATGGAAAATTGAACAATTCAGTATTTGATTTAGAGGACGTAGAAGAAGTCAGCGAAGAGGATAAGATCAATCATACGACCGAACTGGACGATGGATCATGGACAAATTACGCAGAGAATCCATTGCCGGAGACTGACTTGGAAGATACGAAAGATCAGGAACAATTAGAAGATAACGATCCATCAAACGATCAGGAGGTGTAAGCATGAGAATTGCGTTAACAGTAGGACACAGCTTGCTTAAAAACGGATCATATACATCTGCAAGCGGAGAAGGCAGCGGAGGCGTAAACGAGTATAAGTACAACAAAAAACTTATGAAGAAGGTAAAAGAATATCTTGAGAGTGCCGGACACAGCGTTGATCTGTATATCTGCCCAGAAAAAGTATTTACCGCTGCATCACAGGAAAAATCATGGAAGCTGACACGTTTAAATGCAAAGAATTATGATCTCGTTGTCGAAGGTCATTTGAATTGCTATAACGGAAAAGCACACGGAACAGAAGTATTATATGTTTCCGAAAATGGTAAGAAGTACGCAAAGAGAGTACAGAAGAAATTAGTATCCGCTGGATTCACTGATCGTGATGTGCAGAAGAGAACGAACCTGTATATGCTGAACGGCACAAAGGCAACAACGATCATGACAGAGAGCTTTTTCTGTGATTCTAAGTCCGATTATAAGATTGGTAAAGACGTAAATAAGATTGCTAAGTTAATCGCCGAGGGAATCTGTAACAAAAAGCTGGGAACAGCTACCAAGGTTAAGGAAGCCGTAAAAGCAACAGTGAAGAAAGTTACAAAAGCAACAACGTATGCTAAGGTTGTTACAAAATCCGATCCGCTTATGATCCGTCAGAGTGCTAACGGATCATCCAAGATCATTGGTAAGATTCCAAAGGGTGCCAGCGTTGAAGTAATTTCTAAAGGCAGCACATGGACGAAAGTTAAGTACAAGAGCGTAACAGGGTATTCAGCTACAAGATACCTTAAATTTTAATATTGACCGGGGGAGAAATCCTCTGGTCTTTTTTTATTTCCAGAAATTACATAATTATTTTTATAGATAATCCAACAATAATATGTTAGCATAAAAGAAAACGTTGGGGGATATAACTATGAGCGTAGTAATTATGATTAGATCAGGAAAAGAACTGTTTTTGTTTGGGGATAAAAAAAGTACACATATAGATAATTTTGATAGAGAAAAAGAAACTTATGAAGTACAATCTGTTTCGTATGATTCTCGAAAAGTATATCAAATCAAAGACGATATTATTGTAGGTATGGTAGGATCATCTTTAGGGTATGACAATTTATTTCGATATGTTATTAATAACCAACAAGTAGAGAAAGATGTTGCGGATATGATGGAGGATTATCAGGATTTTGTACATAATTGGTTAGATTATCAATATGATGATATAAAGAAATATTTTGATAATAATACACAATTATCAGGAATTGAAAAAATGTTTGGTGCTATAGTATGTGGAATTAAAGACGGAAAATTTTATGGAACTATTTATGGGTATCCGGCAGATGAAAGTGCAGATGGAAGAGAACAAGAAATCGGAGAATATGTGATAACGGTATTATCAGCAAAAAATTATCAAGATTTATATAAAAGAACATTTAGAAAATTTTATGAAGAAAATGGTAATAACATTGTTAGTGCAGTAGAGAGCACATTGAAGACTATGTCAAAAATTGATGATACTATAAGTGAACAATTTGATGTCGTTAAAATATGCTTAAATTAATGCGAGATAGATTTATTTTAAGGTGATTGAAACTAGGTATTATTTGTAAAAAAAACTAGGTACTTTTTTGTATTAGTATTTTTGAACATAAAATACCTAGTTTTTCTTTATAAAAATAATTGTATCGCCAATAAAAAAGGCATTTGTGGAAAAAATTTTGAATCTTTGTATTCTCTATTTAGATTCAAATTTTAAAGATAAAGAGGGTATTTTCTTTCCATAAAATGGGGTACTGTTTTATTACTGTTACATATCATAAAAAGCAAGTAAAAATGTAGGATAATTCAATTAATGTTTTGAAGAATGTAACCCATGTTATTCCTATTTAGGTTTAAATTTGAAATTTTTAATACGTTCCAATAATTTCAATTCCACATTTCAATCTTTTCTCTGTAGGCTTTCCTTTTACTCCATACCCACCAAGAGCAAGATCAATAGCATTTTCAGCACAATAATGGGACTTATAAATGTTATGATCATCCGGAAGATCAATGATCCATCCAGCAATTCCATCCTTATTATAAGCAATTATATAATGCTTTCTGTATTTTATAGTTTTTTTAGACGTGACACAGGCACTATCTTTCCATCTTACACGCATAATGTATTCCTCCTGAGTTCTTGAGTTTCCGCAAAATGTAATTCTAAAATAGTTAAATTCCCCCAAAGTGCCAATCTGTCAAATTTTTGAATGAGATAGAGTGACAGGTTTGGGATTAGAGGCACTGAAATAAGCC